AAAAAATACGAATGACTTTAAACAACTATCTGAACAGGTTGTAAAGTTAAGAACCTTAGAAGATGAGTATGAAGCTAAAGAACAAGAGCTGAAGAAAATAAAAAAAGATATGGACGTTTTGTCAGGGGAGGTTATACCTACCATGATGACAGAAATGAATGTTGCAAAATTTAGTTTAGAAGATGGGGCTGGCGTAGAAGTCAAACCCGTCTATGGTGCTTCAATTCCAAAAGCAAGAGAAGAAGAAGCATTCGACTGGCTTCGTAAAAACGGTCTAGGTGATCTTATTAAAAATATGATCACTGTTTCCTTTGGCCGTAACGAAGACAACAAGGCAGCAGATTTTGCTGTCCTTGCGCAAGGTCAAGGATATCAACCTTCCCAGAAATTAAAGGTTGAGCCTATGACTCTTAAAGCATTGGTCCGTGAGCGTCTTGAGTCTGGGAAAGAGATGCCTACGGATCTATTTAACGTGTTCGCAGGAAGCCGAACCAAAATAACGAGGAAATAAAAAAAATGAACAAAGAACCGACAACAAAAAAGAACGGTGCATTGTCAACAAACGTTGTGTTTGAGGCAGATGCAAACGTTCAAACTGGAACAGTAACTCAAGATGATCTTGCCTTACCGTTTCTTAAAATACTTGGACAGTTATCTCCTGAAGTAAATAAGAGAGACGGCAAGTATGTGGACGGGGCTGAACCTGGAATGATATACAATTCAGTAACAGGTGAGCTCTTTAGTGGTGTAGAAGGAGTCCAAGTGATTCCATGTTACTACAAACTCGAGTATGTTGAGTGGAAAGATAGAGGTAAAGATGGATCTGGTGCTCCAGTAAACATCTATCCTTCATCTAGTGACATTATGACTAAGACAACTAGAGGTGGGGACTTCAAAGATAGATTGCCTAATGGTAATTATATTGAGAAGACTGCACAACATTTTGTGTTAGTCAATAGTAGCTCACCATCCACCGCATTAATTGCTATGAAATCTACTCAATTAAAAATTAGTAGAAAATGGAATAGCATGATGCAAAGTATAAAGATGCAAGGTAAAAACGGTTTGTTTACACCCGCATCTTTTAGCCATCTTTATCAACTAAAAACTGTGCAACAGTCTAACGACAAAGGCACATGGTTTGGTTGGGAAGTGAGCAAAGTAGGTCCAATTGAAGACGCTGCGTTATATCAAACTGCCAGAACTTTTGCTGAAAGCATTTCTAAAGGAGATGTTCAAGTAAAACATGGAGAGGATGATGCTGCGAAAGCAACGGACGCTCACTATTAGAATTCCTTAAAGGAATTGTTGCAACCGAGGTGGCGGCGCGAGAGTTACGCCACCTCTACTAATATAAAGATGGAACAAAAGTTTATAGAAATATTTACAGGTCTTAAAAGAGATTATGGTTATGCAGATATAAACTCTGCATTTAAAGATCCATCTACTGGAAAATTAAAATTAAAATATGGATGGGCAGCTAAAGAATTAAATGAATCAGATTACATGGCACATTTAAACGGCTCCAAATCGATAGGTATTCAACCATGTGATGATGACGGACTAGCAAGGTTTGGTGCCATAGATATAGATTCAGAAGCGTATAATGATTTTAACATTAGAAAATATTTAGAAATTATAGATCAAAAAAATTTACCCGTAGTGCCTGTCAAATCTAAAAGTGGGGGTCTTCACATTTATGTTTTTTTAAACGAGCCAGTCAAAGCTTCTTTTATAAGAAATTTTTTAGATAAATTATTATTTACATTTAATTTAAAAGCTTCAACTGAAATTTTTCCTAAACAAACTCAATTGGGAATAGGATCTGATGGTAAGTCTATTAACGGAAACTTTATTAATCTTCCCTACTACAATCGAAAAGAACGAGTGGGAGTTAACTTAGATGGAACAGAGTTTACTTTTGAACAATTTATAAAAGTCGTGGAGTCTAACACAAAGACAAAAGAAGATCTAGAAAACTTTGCTAACGATTTAATAAAATTAGAGTTGACAGGAGGTGCAGATGAATTTGTAGATGGACCCGTTTGTTTACAAAGATTATCAAAATCTAAACTAGATGACTACAGAGACAGGTTTATTTATAACTACATGGTGTTTGCTAAAAAGAAATATCCTGATAATTGGGAGGACAAAGTATTAGAAGCAGCTAGAAATTACATTGTGTATGATAGCGTTTGGGGCGATGAAAAAGTAAAACAAAAAGTTAAAGCTTGGAAGAAAGATACTGCGGGACACACTTGTTTAGAAGAACCTATTTATAGTATGTGTGTTAAATCAGAGTGTTTAAAAAGAAAATTTGGTGTAGCATCTGACAAGGTAAAAAAGTTTCCAACATTGTCAGCACTAATTAAAATAGATTATTCTCCAGATCCAGAGTTTAGATTTACAGTTCACTATAATGACAAAGTCGAGGGTGAAACCACTCAACAAATAATAGCTAGAGATATTAATTATATTATGGATCAAGAAAAATTAAGACGTCTGATTGGAGCTCACACACCTATTCCACCACCACGAATCAAAGGTGATGATATGCAAAATATATTAGACAACTTATGGCAAGGTATGAAAACAGAGAAGGCTCCTCCTGGTACATCACCAAAAGAAATTCTTCATAAACATTTAGATGATTATATTCATGGAGTCCCAGCAGTAAGTGATGCTTCATTTAGAAGTGGCAGCACTTTAATTGATGATGGTTACGCTTATTTTGTGTTTGATCCTTTTTATAATTTTTTAAAAAATAAAGAATGGAAATCTAAAATAGATAGAACGGGTCAAATGATGATGGATTTTTTTAATGCGGAGTTAAGAAGTCTAAAGAGGTATCCTAAAAAAGAGAGTGAAAAAAAATCTCACAACCCTGTTAGATGCGTAAAAGTATCTATGACATATTTTGAAAGAGAAGAAAACAAAGTAGAGATTTTACCAATGAAAAGTAAAACTAATATTCTTTAATGACTGTAGTTACCAAAATCTACGGACCACCTGGTACAGGTAAAACAGAAAAATTAATTAGAAGGGCCATGGCCTATATTAGAATAGGAACACCAATAGATAAAATAGGATATTTTGCTTTTACACGTAAAGCAGCTAACGAAGCAAAGGATAGAATGCTTAAAAAAAATCCTCAATATAAAAAGAAACAATTAAAATATTTTCAAACGTTACACTCTTTAGCTTTTCATAGTTTAGGTTTACGTGAGGAAAATGTAATGCAAGATTATCATTACAACGATCTTGGAAAGGAGCTCAGTATAAGAGTTAATGCCAAAAAAGATGCGGACGCATCTCCTTACTTAACTTGTGATAACGAATATTTTCAAATTATATTGAAAGCGAAAGAAAAAGATATTCCAGTATGGGACGAATTTTGCACAGGCGAACACTCAACTAACGTGGACCCAGATTTATTAAAACACATAGAGGCAAACTACAATAAATATAAACACCCGGATGTAAACAACCTAATAGATTTTACTGACATGATTCATGACATAGTTAATAATCCTAAAAAAATTCCTGAGTTTGATGTTGTATTTATCGATGAAGCTCAGGATCTTTCACCCATACAATGGAAACTTTATGACATATTAAAATCTAAATCAAAAAATATTTATTTAGCAGGAGATGATGACCAAGCTATCTATGGTTGGGCAGGTGCAGACGTGGATAGATTTATACAAGAACCAGCAAAAGAAAAAGTATTATCTAAATCTAGAAGGATTCCAAGAGCAGTTCAAGATATTTCAGAAATTATTACAGCACGAATCGAAGGACTTCGAGCAACAAAAAATTATTTACCTAGAGCTGAAGAAGGATTATGTAGTAAAATCAATAGTTTAGAGAACGTTGATTTGTATCAAAATAAATGGTTAATTTTAACAAGAACTATATCTAGGTCAAAAGAAATATGTAATTTATTAAAAGTAAAAGGTCTATATTTTGAAAACAAACATCAAAAAAGTTACAACACCAAACTTTATAAAGCAATAATTAATCACACCAAATGGTTAAATGGAGAAAAGATAGCTGACACAGAACTAGAAGATATTAAAGAATACATGGGAAATAGGGAACTTAAAAAAGATTTAAAATGGTTTGAATGTTTCGACAATGCATCCGCAGAAGACAAAATTTATATAAGATTATTATTGTCCTATAAAGAAAAATTAAGTGAGGATGCACGAATCAAAGTTTCAACTATTCATGCAGCAAAGGGAGGTGAATGTGAAAATGTAATTTTAGTATTAGACAATGCTAAAAAAATAAGAGAGGCTACTACCAAAAGCATAATAAAGCGTGACGAAGAGCATAGAGTATGGTATGTAGGTTGCACTAGAGCAAAAAGAAATTTATATTTAATGAGAGCAAAAATAGAACGAAAGGGTTATCAGTTATGACACATAAAGATATATTTGAAGAAGCATTTCCTCAGTTTACTCAGGTCGGTGGGAATCACTACACAAAATTTAAAATTCAACCATACGAATTTATTTCAAAAAATAATCTCTCATTCTTTCAAGGCAACGTTGTGAAATA